AGCTTTATTTGCTCAGACAACTAAAAACGGTAAATCGATTGATACTATTAAAATAGGTAGAGTCGATTCCGGTGACGCTGATGTAACAGCAACATTAACCGCTATTATTGCTGTGGATAGTGACTGGTATGAATTGACTTATGAGAGTAAAATAAAAGCGGATATCTTGCTTGCAGCTGCATTCATAGAGACTCAAACAAAGATTTATATTCCATCGGTTGAGGATGCTGATATTTTAACAAGTGTCACCACTGACTTAATGTCTGCCCTGCAAACCGCAAGTTATGACAGAACGGGGTTGCTTTGGAATCATCAAGGCGGTGTCGATACAACCGGTGTCTCGATAACCGTTGCAACTTTAATAGCTACAGTGACAGAAGTAGCTCATGGTCTCTTAGTTAATGACCCGGTAACTATTTCAGGTGCCGACGGATCTGATCTAAACGGAAATAAAATTGTTGAAACAGTACCAACTGCTGATACATTTACTTATACCACAACTGAAGGCGACGGGGCAGACTCTAACAATGGATCAATTGACTATTTTGCAAAATATGTCTTTGGTGATGCTGGTTGGTGCGGTCAAACATTACCCGAAGATCCAGGGACGTTAACCTGGAAATTCCAGACTATTTCAGGACTTGCGGCCACTCCGACTTCATTGATGGACACCTCAGAGAAAGGATTAGCGGAAGGTAAAAATGCCAATGTCTATATTGAGAATGCAGGAGTCAGCCATACTCGCGAAGGCATTATGGCATCAGGTCGTTTCATCGATGTTCAGCGGGGCGTTGATTGGTTAGATGCGAGACTCGAAGAAGCGGTATTTGCAGAGCTGATAAATCTTCAAAAAATCCCATACACAAACGCAGGTTTGACAATAATTGAGTCGGCAATGAGAGCGGTTTTAAATGATGCAATTCAAAAAACCGTGATCAGTCCCATCAATGACACAAATCCTTATACAATCACAATTCCAAAAGTAACCGCTATTGCCACGGCAGATCGGCAAAACAGACTATTTCCTGATATTGAATTTGCTGCACTGGTCGGAAATGCAGTGCACGGCGTTCAAATCCAGGGTAAACTTCAAGTATAATGAGGGATTATGGCATTAAGTAACAGGACATCAACTTATGATCCGGCTCAAACTGATGTGATTGTTGGCGGTGTCACGATCACTGGTTTTGCCGAAGGAACTGGAATTGAAGTCGAAAGAGATGAGGATAGCTTCACAAAACAAACTGGATCAAACGGAGAGGTTACAAGAATTCCAAGGAACAATCGAGGAGGCAAGATCACTATGACTCTTTTGCAAGGATCAGAAAGCAATCTAGCCTTGTCGAATTTTTGGAATATTGACGAAAACACTGCTTCCGGAACATTCCCTATTATAGTCAAAGACAATACCGGCGGGTCAATACATGAAGCAACTACGGCATGGGTTCTAAAAGCAGCTAAAGCCACATACAGCACGGCACATGAAGCCAGAGTTTGGATTATAGACTGTGCTCAGTTAATTCAATCAATAGCAGGTAATACAGCATCATAATGGAAAAAGATATAACAATAGGCGATACTCAATATCGAATAGCTCAATATCGAGTTGAAAAACGTATGAAGTTCCATGGTCAATTAGTCCAAATTATGGGATACGGCGCTAAAATTGCGGACGGAATTGTTAACGGCATGGTTGATGAAAATATTCAGTTGGATCAAATCGGGGTAGGTGAAGCTATTAAGAGTATTATGGATAAGATCGACCCCGAAGAGCACACCAAATTTATACTTGATACTATTAAGAATCTCACCATGTCACCGAAGCAATGTGGACCGGATGGAAAAGAATCTGAATTTGAATCTCATTTCACGGATAACTTTTCTGATGTTTATCCTTTGTTTTTCGAAATCGTAGAACACAATGTTACCGATTCTATTAGTGAAGATCTTAAAAAAAAATTAGCCTCCTACATGACGACTTTGCTAGGTTTTATCGGGGAACCGGAGGAATCGAAACTGGATTCGCAGAAACAACCGAATTGACTTGGCAAGCAGTCGAGGCTCAAGTTGCAACTCTTCGAGAAGTAAAAGAAGAGTGGTATTATTCTGACCTTTTAAAATTCGCTTACCGATCAAATATTAATTATATTAACCAAAAAATAGCCGAAGAGAAAATTGATGGCGACAGTTAGAAAACTCGTTACTAAACTAGCATTCGAAGCTGATATCTCTCAAGCTGAAAAGTTTGAGCGTGTTATAATCGATATAAAGAACAAAGTAATACAACTCAATAAAGCTCTTAAAGGAAAAGGAGAAGAGGATAAAAGAAGAAAAAGAATAAACAGACTCTCGAAAGCGTTCAAAGATCTTAAGAATCGAATTGAAAAAACAAGAATAGGGCAAGCTGTTAAAAAGTTTGGCAAGAGATTACTAAAAGCGACAGAAGGTTTTAGAAATACAGTTATTCCAAAAATGAAATTAATATCGGCCAGAATTGTTGGCATATTTTCTGGGATGGCAAAAAAAATAAAACAAAATAAACTTAAAATAATAGGGGCTATAGCTTTAGCAGCAGCGGCTATAAGAGGCGCCACGTTAAGAGCTGCCACAGTCGAGACCTTAGATATTGCAATTATTGGTAAATTCGGAGAAAAGGGTGCAGAAAATCTCAATAAAGAAATTGAAAGAATTAAAAAGGATTTAAAATTAGGTGAACTATTTTCTGCTGAAGAAATAAAACAAGGAATCGTTACTGCAATACAGCTGGGAGTTGATACCAAAACAATATCGTCCATGATTCAAGACGCTTTATTAGCAGCTGCCGTGACTCCTGGAGCTTCTTTTGAAGAAGCCATGGCCGCATTTACAACATTCACATTTACGGGAGATGAGGCCTCCCTTGCTAAGTTTGGTACGTTTAATAGAAATCAAATCGAAGCTATAAAAATAGCAAGAAGAAGCGCAAGCGAATTCACAGACGAACGGAAAAAACAGATTCTACAACAGGCTAATATATTAAAAAGAGAAGAACGGATAAAACAACTTCAAAGAGTTTTAGGGACTACATCTGCTAAAATATCACAAACAAGTGGAGAAATAGCGGATGCGTGGGTAAGGGCAGGTGGCGCCTTAAAAGATGGTGTAAATAAGCAATTAGAAAATACCGCTAGACTATTAAGGGAAATCAAAGAAAAGGGGATCATTGATGCTATTATAAATTTTCAACAAGAGTTACCTACTGGAGAAAGATCGCCATCCATCCGGCAGATAATTAAGGACCCTAAAAAGCTTCTCGAAGTTGGGGGATCAATATTATCAGCTCCAAAAATACCGTCAATACAAACACAGCAAGTACCAGGGGTAACCGTTAACCAAACTATAACCGTCGATGGTAACGTATCGGATGTAAACAGCGCACAAACCGAGAGAGTTAGAAAAGGCATACAAGCGCATATGGTGCCATTAAATCAAGTAAGATTCGGCCTGAATGCTAATAGACAATGAGCTTCATATTAAAAATATATATAGACCAGAGAACGACACTGATTACTCAACCGGGTGACCTACAACCATCTACCGGAGCGGTAAGCGTAGAAACTACATTAGAAACACCAAAACTAATAACATTTGATGCTATTATTCAAGAGTCACATGAATATAGAAACCTAATTACCGAAAACCCAATCGAAGACGGATCGATAGTATCCGATCACAAGACAAAACAACCATTCGTTTTAAATCTATCCGGTGTTTTAACAGATACCCCAATTGCTAAGAATATTCCTTTTTTTGCGGCTATAAATTCATCTGAGGGCAGAGCCCGTAAATTAATGGATGATATTGTCAAAATAGACGATGAGAATGTTTTATTTACTATCGTGACCGGTATAAAAGCGTATAAAAATCTACTATTCGAAGAACTAACACCACAGAGAAATAGTGAAGATGCAGCGGTTAGATTTCAGGCAAAATGCAAGCAGGTTCAAGTCGTAACAAAGTCAGGTGAATTTTTCACAGATGTTTCTTCGGATATTCAACATACGGCATTTGGAATAATAGGCAGCGGTGTAGTTGTTCCCTTACCAATTTAATTTATGGCAACTTTAACAATACCAACTAGAAACGATATATTTTTTTACCGCCAATTTGTCACTTTAGATAACGAAGAATTCATAATGGTTTTCGACTACAATCAGCGTGAAGACTCTTGGTATTTGAGTATTGAAGATGATATTTTAAATGGTATTAGAATCTCAGGGAATAACGATATCTTAAAACAATTTCATTATCTTGATGTCCCTCCGGGGGAATTAAAGATAATTGACCAGGATGGATTAAATAGAGAACCAACATTAGAAACATTTGGAGATAGAGTAATATTGACTTATGAGGAAGCGTGAGAAATTTCGGGCGAGTTGTGGAAGTCGATATTGAAACTGACAGAGAGAAGATTGAGATCAGAAATTTAAAGATAGTGTTCGATGTTCAAGACCAAGTTGGAGACGAACCGGCACAGGGAAGAATAGTAGTATACAATCTTAACCCAGATCATAGGGCGGCTGTTAGATTCGAAAAACTTAAAAGCTTAAATAAGTTTGGAGGTGAGTTAATATTAAGAGCTGGATACATAGACCAAATAAAAGAATTATACAGAGGAACAATAATTTCAGCAGTAAACACAAAGAACGGTCCTGATTGGATGACTGAGATTTTAGTTGTTCCAGAAATAGCAAGACTTTTGACGGCAATTGTAACCCGGAAACAACCATATGCAACTGGCACACCAAAATCATCAATATTTTTTGATATCGTAAATGACTTAAATATCCCCATTAGTAATCCGGAAAAAACTAAAATTCAAGAAATACTTGGAAATGCCGCAATTAAAAAACCATGGACAATATTTGGATCCGCTGTTGATGTATTAAATAAATTATCAAAACAGTGGAAAGAGATGGTTAATGTAAGATACTATGGAAATAAAGTAAGTACATTAGTTGTGGGCGAATCCGTTAATACTGTTCCCGTAAAAATAAACAGAGGAAATTTAGTTGGATCAGTTGAAGTTATTGACGGTGGAGTTAGATTCAAAACTCAATTAAATGGTGAATTAAACTTGCATAAATTAGTTGATGTAGAGTCGGAAACGGTTGACGATTTAACTACTTCAGGAAATTACGTAACCCAGAATGTTAATCATAGGGGTGACAATAGACAAGGTGATTTTTTCACTTCATGTTCATGTGTCTTTCCAAATAGTGAAAAAGGGATTTTTAGAAGTGGGCTGCAATGACGGTTGATAATCCTGGATGGATGGATATTTTTAATCAATTCTGGAGCTGGAAAACCAGTCAAATGTGGACCGCTTTCCCTGGGAAGTGCATTAAATATGACAAAGTAACACGACAGGCATCAGTTGAAGTTTTAGTAAAATATCTATTTGGCGAAGAGAAAGTACCAAAATCTATCCCAAACTTACTTGAGGTACCGGTCCTTTTGCCTGGCAACCAATTCGCATCCATAAACTTACCAAAACTGGGTAGTGGATCTTTCGGTTTAGTAATCGTGGCCAATATAGACATAACTGATTGGATTTTAGGTAGTGGTCAAGCTCTTTTGCCCACAGAAGACAGGCGTTGGGATATAAGTGACGGCTTTTTTGTTCCGGGTATTTTTCCGATAGGTGCACCATATGAAGGGGTAGTAGACGATGACGTGTTAGATATGTCTGTAAAATCAGGGACAAAAATAAAGATTGGAAATGGACCAGCTGAACTTGTTGGAATGTTTGATGAACTTTTAACATTATTACAGGGAACTGTCGATCTTGCAGGGACGGCTTCAACGGGGACTAATTCTCAAATATTGACACAATTATCAACTCTACAAACTAAACTAGGTCAAATAAAAGCATAATGGCACTCGATAAAACATCTTTAAAAAACGCAATAAAATCAGCTTTCCAGAGTGCTATCGGATCGGAAACGGCTGAAGAAGATGTATCTCAAGCGATAGCTGACGCGATTGATACTTTTGTTAAATCCG